GGGTTAAAGTGAAATTCCACAAACCCTTGAAACTTTTGTCTAGGTGGCGTAACATCAGGTTTAAACCTGTCTGCATTACGCCAATTCCTAAAGAAAGATGGCATAGTTAGTTACCTTCTTAACCTGATGGGCTAGTGACTACTAAACCATTAGCTGCGGCTGTGAATGGTGATTCATTACCAGCTCTACCGTTAACGTCATTTGTACCCGCTTCGTGTGTAGCATTATCAAATCTTAATGTTAAAGTAACAATCTGTGACTCAGCTGCTGAATAGTCGTGATCACCGTAAGTAACGTTTTGGATGAAACATCCTTCTAAACGCCAAAACTCAGTTGGTTTGCTTATTTCAGTACCATCTAGTACTTCAATGTCAGTATCAAATTTAAAGTCGTTACTTGAAGCAGCAGTTGTTTGCTGATAGTGGTTGACTTGTCTTTGTACTTGAGCACCAACAAGTTTAGCAACACTGTTAGTAATATCATCACGAATAACAACATCTACTGTTTGCCATGTATGCTTGCCTTGTACATAAATTTTACTGTTAAAACTGTGTACTTCTACTTCGTCAACACTAACAGATGGTCTAGTTACACTTTGAACATTTTGTGTTAGTGATGTTGAATTTTGTGAACCTGCAAAAGGCGACAAAAAGTTTACACGGAAACGATACTTTAACTTAGGCATTAAAATGCCTGCTTTTTTATTAGCCTCGTCTATCGGTACTCCGAACTTATCTTTAGTTGGATTTGCCATTTTTATATTCTCCTAAAAAATCTATAAATGTTTTATATGCTATTATTTATCAGATAATGACAAAAAACATAAACTCGAGTTTTAATTTAGTCAAAAAAAAGCACTCCGAAGAGTGCTTTTAATTAGTTTAAGTATAAACTTAACCAGTTGAACCCAAAGTATTTTGAATTCTAATCGGAATGTATATAAACTCAACTGCTTTGACTGGCTGTATAGCAACGTCAATGTGCAATTCGTTTCTATCAATTCTCGCTGGTGTGTTATTTGATTCGTCACAAACTGTAACATAGTCAAATAAACCACGCTGTTGTATTAAACCACTAAGTAGTCTGTCAACAACTGCTTTTGCGTTATTTCTAGTAACACTGTCGTTTGGCTCAAATAAGAACGGCTTAACTGCATCGTCAAGTTGCTCTCTGAGATAGATAACTAATCTTGAAACATTAACTCTATCCAACGCACTTGCTGATGGGTTTAATGTCTTTTGACCAAACACACTTATGCCTCTGCCTGGGAATGATGCAATTGGGTTTACCTTGTTTAAGTATAAACCGTCACGCTGTCCTTCGTTCAATGAAACTGGGACATATTCACCTTCTGCTGAGTCTAAGTATCCTACTGAAGTTGCATTACTAACTAAACCACGTTGGAAACCAGCCGGTGCAAACCAAGGGAAAGCAACCTGGTCATTGTATGCGAATGTACGCAATGCCATATGTGATGCTGGTACCATAATGTTAGTACCATCTGTGTTAGTAGTTAAACCATGTGGGTAATAAACACCTGCTTGAGCACTTGCACTTACAAGACCGTTTTCACCGTTTTCTACTGCTGTATTAGCATTAGTTGCCCATGCTGCTGTGCTAGTATTATCGGCTTTTAGTCTAAGTGGAGCGTCAACGATTGCAAAGACTGTGTCTTTTCTGTCAACACTTAATGCTAACATTTCGTCAGTTAATTCAGGATATCCTGGAACTGCTACTAAGTTAAAGCGGTTTGTTTCGTTACGAATGTCATCGTTAGATGCAATTGCTGCTTGTAAAGATTTAGTTACTGCTTTACGCTGTGCCTTTCTTAACAATAAGCCTGTGCCATCTGCTGCGTTACCTGAGAATGATACCCAAACATCAGCAGTTGTACTTGAATCTAATGCATAGCCTTTACGCCATTGCTTAACATTACCACCTGAAGCTCTGTAGTTCCAACCTAACATACCTTGTGGGTATAAAGATGCACTTGGAGCGTCTGCATCTAATGAAGATGCTGCTGATTGTCTAAAGTCATCAAATAAGATACCGTCTGGTGTGCTTTGATCACCAAGATCAACTAGATTCCAACTTGAACCATCATACTTATAAAGTTTTAAGTTTTCAGTGTCTGAGCTGTCTAACCATACATCGCCACTTGCTAAAGAAGTAGTACCGTCACTTTGTAGTGTTGGTTCTGTTGCTTTAGTTTGGAAATCAGTTGTTAAACTTACCCATGTAGTACCGTTGTGCTCTAGTAAGTCTACATTGTTAGTGCTGATGTCTGCATCATACCATAATGTAGCATTTGCTGTTTCGCCTACTGGCTCAGTTGCACTTGGTGTATTAGCTGCTAAAGAAACTTTCCAGTTACTTGTAGTACCTGCGTTTAAGTTTAAGTCACTTAAACTAACACATGCTGAGTTTGAACCTTCAGTAAGTTTAATGTCATTACCTTTAGTACTTGTAAATGTTATAACACCTGCGTTATTCGATACTGTCACTTGGTCTGCAAATGTAGTTGTTACATTAGCGGAAGATAGTGCTGATTGAATATCAGTAACAACATCATCAACTGAAATATTACCACTTGTTGTACTTGTGATGAATACATCAATTTGTGTTGGTGAGTTGTTGATGTTAATTTGGAATGCTTCGTCTACTGAATTAACTTTAGTATCAGGTATAGCAGTGTCGCTTACTGCGGAAGAACTTCCGAATGTAAAGCTGCTTTCACCATTCCACATTTTTAATCTAAATGATGCAACTCTTGCGAAAGAGTCGTTAACTTGATCTAACCATAAAGCACCTGAGTTCAAAGAACCTGCTTTTGTATGATAATCATATGCGTCTGATGCTTCACTAAGTAATGGAGCGTCCTTGCTTACGAACTGTCCTGAAACTGCATCGTACTGCTTAACTTGAACGTTTGCGCCATTGTTAGGTGCTGTTGCTTGTAAGAATACATCACCTGCTGATAATGCACCACCTGAGAACTTAGTTGAAGGAATAGTTGTATGAGTTGCCCACTGATAGTCTGCACTTGATTTAGCACTTGACCATGCAGAAGAACCTACACTATACCAGTTACCTGCTAGTTTTTCATATATTGATATGAATGAAGCCTGAGCACCTGTGCTGTCAACTGTAACTGCTGCAAAAGAGCCGTTAGTTGAGAACGATGTTTTAGGTACAGTATTTGCATACACATCATTTTTACCTGCTAATAGAACTGTTTGTGTTACCCACTTGCTGCCGTCATATTCTTTAATACCGAATGTTGAACTGCCTGTGTCAACCCAAATAGCGTCTGCTGCTGGTTTAGCTGCTGGTGCAGTTGCACTTGCTTCTAATTGACCTAAGTCTACATCTGCTCTAAGTACATAAGCTCTGTTTGATAAGCCTAAGAAACTGTAAGCTGCTGCAAGACCGTATTCGTTTGTTTCGTCTCCGTGAACTGGTGTTCCGCCACTTGTTTTAAATGATGGGTTACCGTAGTTTTGTAGTAATTCACGCTGACTAGTTATATTATATAACTTGTTTGCTGTTGCCTTTGTAGTATAAGCGGAAGTCGAAGTTCCATCTGGTGCTGTCTTATCTTGTGCTGTTGCAATTACGATAAGAGGAACAGTACCAGCACCTGCAGGTGCGTAGAAACTTTCGTCTGATACACTAATACTAACGCCTGGCGATACTAATGTTGCCATTTTGTTTTCTCCTAATATATTAAGATACGAATGATCGTATGCACTTATTTATCAGAATTAAGGTATTATTGGGCTTTATGGAAATTGAAAGGTATTAGGGGATATTATACTATTTTAAGTGTTTGTTTGAATTCGCCTGTGTTCCAGTCTCGAATGTCTTCTACTTGTTTTTCTAGATCTTTAATTGTGCCGTTGTTTGTAATAATGTAGTCTACTGGATGACCTACCCAGTTCCATTCGCTTTCGTGTACATCTGCATATTTGGTTTTCATTATCTTGTGACTAACTGCATTAGTGTGTGCTGTTTTTGCTGTTTCGAACCATTCAGGTAAATCTCCGCGTTGTACCCAAATAACAACTCCACCCATTTCTTTGATAAGATCTAATTCGTTTTTAAATCTTGCATCGCTAATAACAGTACAAGGTGTATCTACATGTTGCCTTCGTATGCGATATTCTAAACTGTGTAGCCAAATGTTAGAATCAAAGTGTGTGCGGAGTACATCTGTACCTATTAATTGTAAGGCTAATCGAGGAGTGAAGTTTGGGATACCTAGTTTGCGACCCCAGTATAGGTCTGCTGTTTCACGGAAGTCTCTACTTTCAATAGTATCGCCTTCCATTAGTTCTCTGGGCCAACCAAATATTGATGCAGATAAGTCTTTTAATGGAGAAGCAAAACTATCTTCAACGCAACCACGCTCTACAAACATGTTTGCGACTGTGCCTTTGCCTGAACCTATTAGTCCAACTAATCCTATTATCATATATTAACCTATTACAAATCCTAGTGGGTCACTGCCTTCTTCCATCATGTGAACCGCTTCATTTAGTTTCTCTAACTCTGCTTGAGCTTCTGATTTCAGTGCATCACCGTTAAGAGTAATTGCACCACCTGCACCTGGTAAGCCTGAACTATATTTGCTTCTTGCTTCACCTAGCATAAACTTACTTTGTGCTAGTGCGTATGCACTTAACCAGTCACTTGCATAGACATCTTTTAACAGTATCATTTCTGGTATAAAGTTATATACACCTACTGCTACTTCTTCGTTATGTCTAACATTTCTTAAAATCTGTAATACTTTGCTGTTGCGATTCCAAATAAAGTTATATTCACTACCAAATATACGCCCTACTGTTTCTTTGTATTGTGAGAACGCATCATAAACTGCTAGGCCGCCTATTTGTCCTGCCTGCATCATGTACATGTTGTTGAATGCAACATCAAAAGGATCAAAGTTTACGCCGCCACTGTTAGTACCAATACCTCTACGATAAAGTCTTCTAACTTCCATTACTTCGTCTGGTAAAACATATTCAGTTACATTTTCTTGAGTAGTAATAAAGATCATACTTTCTTCAACTGCACCAGAACTAAGTTGTCTATACTTAGCAAGTGCCTTGTTGATAGCAACATCGTAATGTTCTCTATCGAGTTCTACATCAACAATACCATCTGCTAAACGCAGTTTGATTTCGCTAATAAGTTGCTCTCTGTTTTCGTAACCTATTTTATTAATCGCCATAACACTATTTATCTACTAAAAGGCTTTTAATATGATAGTTGTGTCATTAAAACGCCCGTTCATCTTAGTATCCGTTGTCGTAAGGTCCTTAAACGCCTTACTAAACTTAGTCTTTGCATTTCCAGTCCAGTTTTTAATTTGTTCTGCTGGTTTACGCAATGTTTTTTGTACACTCTTAGTAGGATGAAAATCTTGTAGTGTTGTTCCTTTAACAGTCATGCCGCCTTTTAGATCATCTACTACATACATGCCTACTTTACGAGTTTTTGTATTATACACCCAAATCTCTGTTGCGTCAATGACTTCAGTTGGATTAATACTTGCAATACCTAATCCACTGTCATTAATCTGGAACTTCAATTTGCTTACAACTTTTTCTTTACTTACTGCTTTAGGCTTACGAGTCTTTCTGTTTGCTTTGCCTGTTAAGATAAATGCATCACAAGCCGCATTAATTTTTTCATAAATGGCCAAGAAGTCTTTACGCATTTTCTTGTCCATGAAGTTGTATGCTTCTTTAATGTCTTCGTCTTTCCATTCTACAACTTCTAATGCTTCTCGATATGCTGAATCAAAATCGTCTTTGATAATTTTTGCATGATTAGGTTTTACAACGCCACCACCGTACACTTTCATTTCTGTAAACGGGTCAAACTTTTTAAGATCAAACTTACCAGTTACTAAATCATCAATGTGACCTTCCCAATTGCCTAACAGGCCTTGCACCTGCTCGAACATTCTTTGTTGTATACTAACTTTGGGTTTTGCATCAGCCGCCTTTGCTTCTTTCTCTTCTATAATGTTTTCGGCTTTGTTTTCTAATGCAGGAATTTTATTTAATAGATGTTCCTTAACATCTGGGTTCATGTAGCCATTTGTTTTGTGCCAAATGTAAGTGTGTTTAGCAAACGAACTAAACCACACATCAGGAACCTTTCTTAACTTCTTGAT